AGACCTGATGCCCAGCTACCCGGGGATCTGGAGGGGGCTGATCGAGAAGACGGTCGACTCCGAGCAGCGCAAGCGATACCGCGTGCGCGTGGTGAACGTCCACCGCGACGAGGTGCCCGTCGACAAGCTGCCCTGGGCCGAGTTCTGCACCTTCGCCGGGAAGGGCTTTGGCGACATCCCCCACTTCGAGGTCGGCGATCTCGTCTTCGTGTGCTTCGAGCGCGGCGACCGCCGCTTCCCCGTCATCATGGGCGGGTGGCTTTCGTACGGCGGGGGGACGCCGGATCTGCCTGCGGAGCAGACGGGCGACTACGAGCGTTTGCAGCGCGTGTGGATTCGGACCGACCGCTTCGGGAATCGCATCCTGATGGACCCGGACAACGGCTTCATCGAGCTGCAATCCACCGAGTCGACCGTGACGATTCACGGCGAGGAAGGGTCGGTCAAGATCGAGACGGACGCGCGGGTGATGGTGAGGTCCCCGCAGGTCCAGGTCCTGGAGGCGAGCGAGGTCACGGTCGAGGCCGGGAAGGTCTTTGCTCAGGTGGCGGACGAGTGCTCCGTCGTCTGCGAGGACGTGGTGACGATCCGCTCTGCGAACACCATCAACATCGGGAGGTACGAGGATGAAGTGATGGGGGCGTTGGCCCCCAAGACCACCGACACCGTGGACATCCGGGCCGACTCGCTCATCAAGGCCGAGTCGGGAGATGCGCTCGACGTCGACGTGGCGGGTCAGGCCGACGTCGACGTGATCGGCGACATCAACATCACCTGCTCCGCTACGACCAACGTCAACATCACGACCGAGGCGAACGTCCATTGCGACGGCCCGATCAACGTCGACGGGGAGACGATTCTCGTGCAGTCCACGGGTGGGCTGCTCCGGATCGAAAGCTCCGACAAGATCGAGATTGAGGCCACCGCCGACGCTGAGATCACCGTGGGCGGCTCCGCGACGGTCGACGTGGGGGCGAATTGCGACGTGACTGTGGCCGGAGCGGCGACCCTGGACGTCTCTGCGAACTGTGACGTGACCGTGGCCGGGAACGCGACGATCGAGTCGACCGGCGTTGCCAAGCTGGCATCCAGCTCCCGCGTCGAGCTGGAGGCTCCCACCATCGACATCTCGGCATCCTCGCTACTGACGATGGAAGGCTCCGCGACGACTTCGATCGACGGTGGCGTCATCCTGATCGGCTGATAGGATTGCCAGTGGCAGGCTGCCAACGGCAGCCCCGGACTCACCCCCCTTCACCGTAGGAGGCCCCGAAAATGGCTATCTGTGGCTGCCCCGACGCAGTCATCTACTCGCTGCGAAAGATCGTGCAGGTCGAGCTGGACAAGGTCCGCGCGATCATCAACGCGACCTCGTACTTCGACCAAGCGGCGAAGGACGTCGTCGGTTTCGCGGGAGATGACATCGACTCGGCAGCCGGAGCCATTCCGAGCCCCCTCTCGATCAGCTTCACGGACATCCTGGAGTACATCACCTGCCCGCTACTGCCGCTCGCGCTGGGGCTCACACTCGCGGACATCCAGGACCTCGACCCGACGGTGCAGCTTCAGAAGGTCAAGGACCTCAAGGCGGGCGAGATCCAGGAGGCGCGGGAGACGTACGAAGCGGGGCTCAGCTCATCGGACAACGCGAAGCTCATCGGCGTCGCGCGTAAGTACACGAAGGAGATGGAGCGGCTGCGGTTCGATTCGGTCACGTATGCGAACGCGGTCCTGATCTCTGCGACGGTCCTCGCGGTCTGCGGCACGGAGGAGTATCAGGCCGGGCCGTACGAGGAGTTTGCGACTGTCATCCAGGACTTCGACATGGCGAACGGTGTCCCCTCTGGCCTCTCGGGGAACTCGGCAGCCATCGTCCAGAAGCTCATGAACGCCGAGGCCAAGTTCAAGGCGCTACGCGCGTCTCTCACCTGATGGGACTCCCCGCAGTGCAGGGCGACAACGGGGTCGCCTACTACCAGCCGCCGGACAAGGTGGCATCGTTCCCGCTCCTGGGCGGCTCGACTAAGGTCTTCGTGCGCGGAGCCTCGGTCTGCCTGTTCGGCTCTGCGCTGACTGGGGGTGGCCCGATTGTGAGTGGTGCTCCGACCACCACGAAGACGCTCGTCGAGGGGAAGCTGGTCTATCTGATCGGCGCAGTGACGAACCTCGGGACGGGCTGGTTTGGCGGCACGCTGGTTGGAGCGAGTGCTGCCCCCGTCTTCATGAATTGATAGACTGTCCGCCTCATGGCATCCGGCGAGTTTCAGACGGCGACCGAACTGCGAGGGCTTGCGCTACCGACGCGGCGCGGAGCCGGGGGGTATTTCCCCTCGGCCTCTCAGATCGACGTGGCCTGGAGCGACCTGATGATCGCGCTGTTCACTCCTCAGAACGGCCGCCCGATGAACCGCTCATTCGGCACGACGCTGTACGACCTCCTCTTCGAGCCCATCGCGGCGGAGTTCGAACTTGTGAAGCTCGTCGTGCGGGACACCGCGACTCGTTCCTGTCCACATCTCGTCATCCAGGACGTGTCGGTCGCGTCCCCGGAGCCTGAGCATGTCGAGGTCGGCGTGACCTTCGCCTTGCGCTCCGACTTGGAGAACCTCCAGGAGCGCAGCGTGCTCCTGAAGAAGACCAGCGTCAGCGTTGCTGGAGGTGCCTGATGGCGACTCTTACTGCCGATCCTGTCATCGACTACACCGCTCGGGACTTCCCGACGATTCGCACGCACCTGCAGTCCTTCATCCAGGCGACGCGCGAGGACCTCTGGACGGACTTCTACGAGTCGAACCTCGGGATCGCACTCCTGGAGATGGTCGCCTTCGTGGGCGACATCGTCTCGCACGGACAGGACGTGCTCGCGCAGGAAATCTACCTCTCGACCGCGCGCCGTCAGGAGAGCGCGCTTCGCTTCGCCCGCTCCGTTGGATACGTGCCGGTTTCGGCCCGCGCTGCGCAGACCGTCGTGCGCTCGGAGACCCTGCCTTCCGACGTGGTGCTCAACGGCGCGACCATCGCGGCGGGGACCTTCATCACAGGGGCGAATGGGCTCAAGTACGAACTGGTCGCCGACTACATCATCACGCCGGGTTCCTCGGTCCTCTCGCTGACGCTGCAGGAGGGGACCACGTACACCGACTCGTTCACGCCCACACGCGCTGCGCGGCAGGAGTTCGTGACGAGTCGCGCCGTCGTCGAGGATGCCTCGTGGGATGTGTTCATCGGCTCGACCGCGATTCCGACGAACGAGTGGGTGCAGGTCGGGAACGTCAGCTTCGAGACCTCCGCGAGCGAGACGTACGAGGTGTGGTTCGACGGCGACGGCAAGCTGCACGTCGTCTTCGGTGACGGCAACTCGGGCAAGATCCCCGACGACACGGTCAACATCGTGTACCGCACTACGAACGGTGCGTCGGGGAACGCGGCGACGAACACGATCAAGGGCAGCGTGCAGGCGACGGTGATCGGCCTGGGGACGACCGCCTCGATCGCAGTCAACAACGACCAGACGCCCGCGACCGGCGGCACCGATCGAGAGTCCGTCGACGAGATGCGTCTCTCGATCCCGGCTTTCATCCGCACCTTGGACGAGGTTCGCACCGTCGAGGACTATGCGGACACCACTCAGAACTTGGGCGGCGTCGCGCTCGTGTACGCGGACGTGCCGCTCTCCTCGTACAGCGGGAACATCGTCCGCGTTCACGTCTGGGACACGGAGCAGGTCAACTTCACGTCGACCTCGCCCGAGTCCGCGATCAGCTCGACGCTCTCGTACGACCGCTACACCCAGGTCCCCGCGAATCGCGTCTATGCGGTGCAGCAGTACCTGCGCCCGCGCACGACGGCGACGGTCCACAACCTCGTGGTTCGTCCGACGGTCTCGCAGGTCGACCTGTACCTGGGTCGCGTCGCGTACAACAAGACGCTGTTCGCGGCGGCCGACGTTCACGAGGACATCGTGGAGGCGCTCGTGACTCTGTTCGAGGAGTCCACGGGCTTCGCCATCCGCATCGCCGACATCTACGACACGCTGCTCAGCGTGCCGGGGGTGCTCCACTTCACGATCGAGCGGATCGTGTGGGAGCACATCGACTGGGACAACCCGCCGACCGTGATCCTGGAGGAGTTCCGCACGGACCAGGATCCGACTGGCGCGGTGGGTGGTCCCTTCCTGCCGCTCCAGGACCTTCTCGTCCCGGGAGCAAACGACCGCGTCTACTACGACGATGCGTACCTGTACGACAATGAGGTGACGTACACGACCGCCGTCGACAACCCGAACATCCAAGCCATCAACTTGAGGACCCTGTCCTTCGACCTCCAGACCGCATAGGAGAGATTTCCAATGGCGAACAGCCTCACGAACTACGGCCAGACGATCGCGCTGAACGAGGACGACCGTTCCGAGTCCGGGATCACTGGGACCACCACCAACACGGGCGGCATCAAGAAGATGGCCGTCGAGCTGCACCTGTACACCTCCGCGTCGACGCCGCACAAGGAGCACGATTCGGCGACGTGGGTGGAGGCGTCCGGCGGCGGCTACGCGGCGAAGACGGGCCTCGCGGGCTCCTGGACGGTGCAGATCACCTCCGGGAACGTGGAGATCCAGCTCGTCGACCAGACGTGGACGGCCTCCGGCGGTTCGATCGCCAACGTCGCGGGGGCCTTCGCCAGCGACGCCGACGACAACCCGATCGCGTGGTGGGAGCGCAGCTCTGCGATCACGCTCAACGACGGCGACTCCATCACGGCCGACGACCTGATCATCCGCCTGACCTGATCCGAAGCGGCTCGGGGGTAGGACGTGGCGGACTACTACATTCAGGGTGCCGATGCGCTGGTAACGGCGACGGCTTCGGTGACGGGCGAGCTGCTCCGCCCGCTCGTCACCGATCGTGTCGTTACCGCCCAGGCGTATCTGTACCACTGGATGGACAACGGGGAGTTCGGCTCTGTATGGCCGCACAACCCGCGCCTCAAGAGTGACGTTCAGGTCCTCGGTGGCGAGCTTCCGCTGACGGTTGCGGGTCCCGACCCGCTCGTCACGGGGACGGTGGTCGTCTCCGGCAGCTTCGTCACCAACGCGGTCATCACCGACAATGTCGTCGAGTCTCCCGGCTTCCCTTTGGGGACGACGGGGCTCAACATCAAGCTGGATCAGCCGACGATCGTCGTCGCTCCTGCGGTTCTCGGCGAGCTGGTCCTCTTCACCTTCACCGACCTGACGCGCGACATCTTCGCCGATCAGGCCGGTGTGCGACCTTCGTTCCCGTGGCTGATCTACTACGATCAGGTCGACCACTATGGCTTCGTGACTGTCGGCGGCGTCTGGCAGATCAACGAGAACGAGCCCTTCATCGTCGCCTCCGACTTCGATCCGGTGAACGACACCACCTTTGCGAGCTTCGGTGCGCTCGCCAATCGGATCGGCATGGTGATCGACGACGGGACGGGGACGCTGGCCCTGCGCTTCCGCGATCCGGACCCGTGGGAGGTCGTGGTCATCAAGGACACCTGCGAGGTCCGCAGGTGGAATGCCACGGTGGGCATCTGGGAGACCTACTACACGCAGCCCCAGAGGAACCTCGACGGGCAGTTCGTCTTCCAGCTCCTCGATCCCTCGGGGGTCTATGACTACTACGCGAAGCTGTGCGGGCTGTGCATGGCGGAGTGGTCGTACGACACCGCGCGCCTGCGCGACTTCCTCGACCCGACCGAAGTGCCGGACGGGTACGTGTCCTTCCTCGCGCACAACTTCGGCCTGGGCGTGCTGTACGAGACGCCTGCGCAGCAGAAGCGCGAGTTCGTCCGGCAATTCATCGAGATCCAGAAGGCGAAGGGCACCGCGCAGTCCTTCGTGCAGGCGTTGCGGATGCTCGGGTACACCGGGTACGTCAACAACGTGTGGGTCATCCCCGGAGGAGGGCCGAACGACTACATCGAGAAGCCGATCGGGTACGACGTCGACGCGCCTTCCACGTACTATCCCGCGAGTCAGGTCGCGGTCCACGTCAACGCGCTCAACGGCGACCCGCTGCAGGTGATCGACAACGCCATCAAGCAAGAGGTGGCGGAGTTCTTCGTTCTCTACGTCCTCCCTGCGCATGTGCGCATCCGGTACTTCGTCACGGATCACTCGGTGACGTCCGCTCCGGAGGGGGTCACTGTCGCCGACTCGCTCAACATCTCGCAGGTCTAGGTATGGACGGGATCACCCTCAAAGGAACGCTGCGGATCACCCGCGTTCGATCCGACGTGCTCGACGAGTATGGGCGGGGCGGACCCATCGACCCGGTCACCCTCCAGGGCCTTCGGTTCGCAGGCGTCGCCGAGCTACGGCAGACCATCTCGAACATGGTCGTGGACCTCGGGCTCTCCGCGATCTCTCGGCTCGTGGGCTTCGGACTCGCCGCGCCGGACGTGACCAACGGCACCGACACGTTCGGCGTGACGGACGTCAACAGCCTCAAGGTCGACACGATGAAGTTCGGCAACCTCAACAGCCCGACCGCTCCGGCGGCTGCCGACAACGACCTGGAGGACCCGACGCCGCTGACTTCGGTGACGCCGACCGTCGCGTACCCTGGCAACTACACCGTGCGTTGGAGTGGGCTCATCGCTGCGGGACTGTTCACCGGGGATCAGGTGACGGAGGAGGCTCTCTTCATCGAGAACGACGCGCTCTTTGCCCGGACGACTTTCTCTCCCGAGGCCATCGTGGCGGGCTTCGGCGTGCAGTTCGACCACGACTTCGTCTTCGCCAGGGCCTGAGCCATGACCACCGAGATCCCGAACATCCCGATCGACACGATCGAAGACCCGACGAGCACTGACCTCACGGTCACGACGAACACGTACCCGCTCCTGGAGGACCTCACCGTCGGAGACTCGGTTGGGCCGGAAGCTGCCAACCGGCAGCCGCGTGCGCTCGACTTGCGCACCGAGTCGCTGCGCGCACTCATGAACGAGGTCGTCGGGGCGGTCAACGCGCTCAACACGAACCTGCTCCACCGCGACGGCGCGGACGCTGTGGTGGGCGGTTCGCCCTCGCCCAGCTACATGAAGGGCAACCTGTCGATGACCGACGCGGGGACTTCGACCGCGTTCCGCGTCACCGATATGGCGGCAGGCACCGCCGACACCGACGGCGTGAACAAGGGCCAGCTCGACACGCTGGAGACCTTCCTCAACACGCTCAACGCTTCGCTGACCGACTTCGTGCGGCGCGACGGGACGCTGGCAATGCTGGCGAACCTGAACATGGGGAACAATCAGGCCATCAACGTGGCCGACCCCATCAACGCGAACGACGCGGTGACCAAGGACTACGCCGACACGCAGTTCGGGACGCTTCAGGACGGGTATCTGAAGCGCGACGGCTCGCTGGCGATGGTCGGCAACCTCGACATGGGCGGGAACAAGGTCATCAACCACGACCAAGGTGTCCCGTCCTCCGACGGCGACGCGATCTCTCGCGCGTACCTGCTCCAAGTCATCAGCGACATCGCCGAGACGCCCCCCGGGACGATCGCCTACTACGCGGGGAACGCAGCCACCGCGACGCCGACCGGCTGGCTCGTCTGCGACGGCAGCACGGTTCCGATCTCCACGTACGGGAACCTCTATGCCGTCATCAGCACGCTGTACAACACCGGCGGCGAGCCCGGCGGCGAGTTCCGCCTGCCCGACTTCCGAGGGCGGATCGCCTTCGGGATGGACAACATGGGCGGGACCTCGGCCTTCGTGGTCACGGACCCCCAGGCCGACGTGCTCGGCGGAACGCTCGGCGAGGAGGAGGTGACGCTGACCGTCAACCAGATCCCCGCGCACACGCACACGTACGACGACTACTACATCTCGGGCGCGACCGGCGGCTCGCTGCTCGGCCCGTCCGCGACGGGAAGCACGTCCGACTTCGACACGATCAGTCCGACGCCCTCGACCGGCTCGGCAGGTGGTGGCGGTGCCCACAACAACCTGCAGCCGTGCATGGCGATGTTCGTGATCATCAAGTTCTAGTCCTATGGCTGAGTGGCCCCCGATCGCTGTCACGCAGATTCCCGACCCCTCGGGGACGGATCCGCTGGGCTCGTACCCGCTGCTCGATCCGGTCATCCCGACGGAGCTGGTCGTCGCGGATGACCCGGAGACCTCGCCTGAGAACCGCGTCGCGGAGTACGTCGACAGCCGCACGGAGACGCTGCGTGCTCTGGCGAATCAGCTCATCACCAACATCAACGCGATCCAGGCGCACTTCATCGACCGCGACGGCTCGTCCAACATCCGCGTCGACGTGCTGACCGCTGCTACGGGTCTCATCACGCTCTCGGGCCTCCCCAACGACACCGACTCGGTCACGCTCAACGACGGCCAGGGTGTGACGGTCACCTTCGAGTTCGACAGCAACGGCAGCGTCTCCGGCTCGAACGTCGCCGTGCAGATCGGATCGGACGCGCAGACCACGGCTGCGAACCTGATCCAAGCGATCAACGACGACGCCATCGAGATCAGCGCCGTCACCGGGCTCTCAGGGATCGTGCGGCTCACCTGCGACGTGGCGGGCTCGCTCGGGAACCAGACCATCACCGGCGTGGACACGGCGGGCGTGCAGACGCTGGAGGGGATGTCCGGCGGACTCGACGAGAACCCGACGTACGCCGACCCCAGCTACATGCGTGGGGACCTGCCGATGGGCGGGTTCAAGGTCGTCGACCTTGCGGACGCCGTCGACGCGGGCGACCTCGTCACGCGCGACCAGTACAACGACGTGTACTTCGGTGCGCAGGACGACGTGGAGCAGGTCCTCAACTCGGACATCGTGCGACGTGACGGCACGGTGCAGATGGGTGCGGACCTCAACCTCGGCGGCTTCCGAATCACGAACCTCGCCCTGGCGACGCTGTCCCACCACTTCATCCGGAAGGTGGAGTTCGACGTGACGTACAGCGCGTTCGTGACGAGCTACGTCAACCTCGCCGGGACCAACCCGATGACGGCCGACCTGGACATGCAGGACGGGCCGACCGATCCCACGTACGCGATCACCAACATGGCGGACCCCTCGTCGGGCGGGGACCTCGCCACCAAGCAGTACCTGGAGACGCAGATCGCACTTGTCGGAGGCCAGGACGTTCCGGTCGGCGCGATCCTCCCCTTCTGCGGCCCCTACGCGGAGATCGACGGACCCTTCCTGCGGTGCGTCGGGCAGGAGATCAGCCGAACGCTGTACCAAAACCTCTTCCTCATCATCGGGACGATCTACGGCACGCCGTCCAACGTCAACGTCTTCAAGCTCCCCGACCTGCGGGGGCGGGCGATCATGGGGATGGACAACTTCGGCACCGCGCGAGGACCTGCGAACCGGGTCACGCTCGGGCAGGCGGACGTACTCGGCGGCCTCTTCGGAGAGGACCTCGTGACCATCAGCTCGATGGCCTATATCCCCGCGCACGACCACACCTACACCGACGTGTACGCGACCAGCGGAAGCGGTGGTGGAGAGACGGGAGGCACCGCGCAGGACTCGGACAACGCTGCGACGGCGACGCCGCGAGTCACCGGGCCGTCTGCGCCTTCGTCCGGCCACCAGAACATGGCACCGTCGATGGCGCTCAACTGGGTCATCCGCTACTAGGCATTGTCCCGGAGATCCGGCCCGATAGAATAGCCGTCGACCTCGAATCACCCTCTCGCCCAAGGAGCGACAGACATGGCTCTGACTCACGTAGCTACCGTTCGGAACGAACTCGCCGACACCGTGGTGGACCACTTCGACGACGGCACCGGCGACGGCAAGATCCGGATCTACACCACCGGCTTCGGCTCGCTG